CATTAGAATCTGTAGCGGCTTCAACAGCGGCTCTGATCTCTGCATCAGTTTGGTCGGCTGTAGCAGATGTTTCAATAGTGTCTAACTTATCAGTATAAGACTTACCACCAATAGCAAGAACATCTGTACCATCACCGTAATAGAGTTTTTGAACACCATTTTTTGTACTATAAGCTAACTCACCAGAGGCCAAGCTTGTTGGCGCTGTAGTAGTCGAACTTCTTTTGATTTTGATTGTTTGTGCCATTGTCTTAAATCCCTATTTTTTATTAAAAATTTCCTGCATCAATTCGAAAATTATTAAATGAATTATCGCTTAAACTTAAATCGCCCGTTAAGGTTCCTCCAGAAAGAGGTAAATACTGCCCACTTGAAGTCACGCTTGACCAACCTGATCCTGTATAAACACGTAAAACATCTTGAGAAGTATCAAAGTAAAGACTACCTAAAGATAAAGAATCTCCGTCATTGTCTGCTGAGGGAGCGGTAGATTTAGCACCTAAATACGTATCATCAAAACTATCAAAAGCATTAAGAGCAGAGGTAGCACTTTGGGAGGCTTCGGTTGCTTTAGTTGTAGCAATGAGGGCTTGTTGGGTTATTTCGTCTAGTTGGCCTAGACTAGTGGAAGTACCCGAACCACCTGTGCCTCTAAATATAGCCATAAGCGCCTCTATTGAATAAAATAAAAAGAGACTCCCCTATAAAAGAGGAGTCCCTAGTTTTCTTACTTAGCCGTTTACAGCCAATACAACACCTGCTTCAGGACGCATTACCTGCGTACCATATAGAGTGTCAGCAGTATACAGAGTACCAAGGAACTCTTGCTTATACTGAGTCTGAGAACGTACACCCTGCTGTTCAGCAAGAACCATAGCGTCCTTGTGAAGTAACAGAGCGGCTTTAACATCTCCACCTGCTGAGTTATCGGAAGCGGTTTCGATGATCGGGCAGTTACTAGAAACAAATACGTCAACACCGTATAGGTTTCCAATCTGACCATTACGTACACCTCGTCCGTCTACAAAGTCAGAAGACATGTAGCGATCAACGCCCATAATAGCGTTACGTAGGGAAGGAGGAACAACAAAGCATCGGTTGTCCATAGGAACATCAGCATCGTCCAATACCTGAATAGCGGCACGGAAACCTGCATCGTTAAATACGTCAGTAGAAGCTACTGAATCTACAGCGTAAGCTTCAATACCGGTACCACCTGCAAAGTTATAAACAGTGCTGTGAGTCCAATCTGATCCATCACCATTACCTAGAGACTTACCTAGGTTAAACAAGTCGTTATCAACTTGCTTGGCTAAAGCATAACCTGCGTCACCAGTGTAGAACTGACGTAGAGAAGCTAGCGCTTGTGCTTCAGTAATGTCTTCAATAAGACGAGAGTATTCAAAGTGCTTGTTGATTGAAATCTGAATTTCACTCTCAGTAGCATTCTGAATAGTTACAGCGGTGTTTTCTGCCTTAGCATTTGCAGAGCCGCGAGTAGGCTTAGGAACGTGAATAGTATCACCTTTCTTACCTGTCATGCTCATTTTCTTGACTAGGTTAGCCAATACTAGGTTAGATTGATAAGCCGCAATTACTTCGTCACTCCAAATCTCTGGAATAAAAGTAGCCGCGCTAGTGTTGTCTACTGCCCCGCCCATAGCGGGATAAGTTGATGTAGCCATAATACAAGTCCTTAAATAAAATTAATTAGTGTCGGACTCTCCCTTCTTGATAAGCTAGCATAATCTCATCGGATAATGACATATATCGTTCAGGATCGTCCTTCATAAGTTTAATAATGTCTGAACGCCTGTAGATTTTCTTAGCTGACTGCTCTCCGCTTCCTCTAACATTTCCTGTGGATGCGGCCCTAATAGTGTCTTTGCGTTGTTGTTTCTCATTAGCGGCAGTTTGTCCTACTACCTGCTGACGTTCCTTCCAGTTACTGAAAAGTTCATCCGCGGCCTCGTAATCATACTGCTGATCTGCTTGTGCAAAAAGCTGTGTGCGAATCTTTGATCCTTTAATCCAATCTACGAATTTACCGTCTTGTAAAATATCCTTCATATCAGGATGTCTACTTTGCAATTCGGTCATAGCCGCATTTTGTTTGTATTGAGCAGACACTTGTTCTGCTTCTTTAATCTTAGGATGATTGCTAATAGCTCTTTCGACTGCCTTGTCGGGATCAGAGAAAAAATCTACTTCGTCTTCAGAGTTTTGTTGCGGTGCTTCTGGGTTCGAGAGTTGTGTCTGTATATAGTCATCAACAACTTTACGTAATTCACCTACTTCAGAACTTTGTTTACCTAAGAGTTTCTCAGCTTCTTGGTGCATACGCACAATGTCCGCTGTACTCTTACCTTGATACTTATCAGGAAGTTCTTCTGTGGGTTGTTCATCTACAAGAGGTTGCTCTACTGGAGGCTCTTGTTCTGTGATGTCGGTTATCGTATCTGTTTCAGTTGTATCGTCTAAAGGTTGACGCTCTTCAAGTAGTCTTGCCATTATTAAACTCCGTGAGTAATCTCATTATGGAGGTGTATTATATGTAAGGGTTCGGTTAGGAGTTAGCCTTACGTTCTTTTTGAATCTTCCTTTCGCGGTCTCTCGCCCACTTCATGGTAGCACCTGCAAAGTCACCTGAAACGGGGTCTAAGAGACTGCGAACGGGAGATATTATTCGACTAGCCATTAACGAACAGTGAGGACATTCTATTTCAGTAGTTTTAGAATCTATAAACTTTTCAGTAGTATGTCCGTTGTCGCATCGGAAGTCAATTATTATAGCCAACTTAGATTACTCTTCAATAATTTCATCTTCGTTTTCTAGTTCTTCTTGCTCTTCCTCAGCCTGTTGCTTGGCTGTTTCTATTTGCGTTTCAAGATTCAACAGGTTAGCTATCATTGAAAGTTGTCCTTTTCTAAAGGAAAGGTCTTTCACATCTTTACAAGCTTCTATTGAATTGATCTGCATCGCATTTTGAGAAAGATCGTTCAGTAAGTTTTTCCAACCTTCTGTTCTAAACATTTCCTCAAAAGCTCTATAGAATTTTTCAAGTTCACTATCTATCATACACTGTTTCTCCTAAAGGACAGTTTGTTGGTTTAAAATAAAATATACTAAATACATAGTATAGTTATATTATACCATATATTAAAGCAAATGTCAAGAGTTATTTTTTCTTTTTAGCCGCTTGTTTCTTTCGGTAAGTTTTTGCCCCTGCATCGTTTCTAAGAGTCTGTATAGCCGCCTTAGCTTGTTTATCGTTTAAAGGCATTGCTCTTGCTCTTTTAGCCGCAGGTTTTGCTTTTGGTGTAGCTTTCTTTTTAGCAGGTGGTCGTCCAACTTTACTTCCGTATGTACCTTTACCGTATGGCATTGTATTCTCCTAGATGTTTCATTAATTGACTAATGTGCATATAAGTGTACGTTTTTTGCACTTTTATGTACATATAAGTGTACTACCACTTACTCTTGTTGGCCCAGTATGCCGCTGACATCTTACCTTTAGCGATGTTCTTGGCATGACGAGCTTTGAATGCTTTGCGTCTAGCTTTTTCCGATGCAGTCTTTGGATTCTTACCTGCACCTGAAACACCTTGCTGTCCATAGCGAATAGTCTTTACTTTGTCTCCTTCCTTAGCTACCACTACATGGCTTTTGGTAGCATGATTAGGAGTTCGTTTAGGTTTGTTGTAACCACTAACACCTACTCTAGCCAGTCTAGGGTCTTTAGCCATTAGTTGGCCCTCTCTTTAATAGCTACTGCTCTTTCCTTTAATAACTGATCGGAAACTTTAAGCCTACGTTCAAACTCACGGTCATCGTCATTACCTTCCCGTATGTTAGTAGTGATAGCTTTAATCTTATCAATTTCTAACTCTTGAGGTATAGATTGAGCTTCAGTAGCAAGCTTCTGCGCTCGTGCTTGTGACTCAATAGCTTGTCCTTGCAGTGCCGCAGTCTGTGACGCTTGGAATGCCAACTGTGATTCCTGAGCCGCTTGTTGTGCTTGTTGTGCTTCAGGGTCAGGTTGATTAGCTTTTTCAAGAGCCGCTATGAGTTCCTCACGATTACCTACGTTCATGTTATCAATGATGGACATGATAAGCTGTGAGTACATTGGAGTTTCAGGTGACATAGTTTGCAACAACTGTACAAGTTGTGTAACTTCGTACTCACGAGCAATAATACCCAGTGAGCTTGATGTGTGGAACT